CGCCAGAGGACCTCAGAGCCCACCCGAAGGTTGGTCATGGCGACCCGGGTAAAACCCGGGGTTTAAGCAAAGTTCGAAAGAAAGAAACTTTGCAAAGTCGCAGTTACAACTAAATAAATGTTGAGCGACAAAATAAGGGATGTACTCCCATAATTGAAATTTTTAGTTTTTAAGCAAGTAGTTTGCATTTGATTTATGGCGAAACAGGGTCATGCCCAATACGGTACCTGTTTTGTGTTCTTTCAACATGCGGCACAATTTTTCTTATAAATGGTGATGCGCAATACACACGTTCAAAATATCTAAGGTTCGGGGAACTTTGTAAATTTTACCCCTCCTCGTGAACGTGGGCCACCACCTCGCATGATGATGTTACACTATCGCCTAAATCAAGCTCTTCCAAGCATAGAAAATAAAATTTCAATCATGTTAAGTCTCGTGCATACTCGGAAAATCGTATTATATTAGAGCCACCTCCGACACAAGTAGTGGCAAACGTTATATAAAACGGTATATCAGGATTTACCGAGTTGACGACGACGGAGTAAGAAACAGAGCCTGCTGTGGCAGCGCTATTAAAAATAGCGGCATCACGAACTGTGACGGATCCGGAACCCTGCGCCAATGCCATACTCATAGCCGATAAGGTTGTATAACCAGTAGCGGACCATGTAGCATAGAATTGGCCAGATCTTGATATCATAAAAGTATTTGTCGGAGCCGGACTGCCAGATGAATCCAAACCAAAATGGGTGGTGTCTCCAGTTGAAGTGTACGTACTAGCAAAAACATAAGTTGCATTGGACGTAACACTTATCCTGGCGGAGACAGGATTTGGCAAGGCCTGTTGTTGGGAGAGCATAATCGAATACTCTACCCAAAGTTCCCCCAAAGCATTGGTCGACACACCTTCAGTGGCCAATTGCAACTTCCCGACATCAAACAAACCCAAGCTCTGCGAAACAGTAGAATTTCTTGTAAAGTACCAACCGGCAGAACCTCCTTGGTCCATGTAGTAGCGTGGAACTGGCACGCCGCCAGATGCCCAAGGCGTAATTACAGACTGAACAGGTGCCTGTAATTGCAGGAGTTTGGAAGCAGGTGTAGGAGCACTAGAATTAGGCTCATATGTTATTATGATGCGACCTGCTTCTGATGTAGCACAAGAATTGCGGTAAGCGAAAGCTAACCTCAAAAACCTGTACTTGTCCCAAGCTGAAGCTATATTAGATAGCCAGGGGAATAAATCGGGAAGGCCGGGTTGAATAGGATATTCATCAACATCGTAATTACCATTAACAGCTTGCACGTTGGCTACAAACTCTTTCTTGGTAATAACGACACTGGTAGGACCGTTTCCAACGGCGGAAAACACGTTACCAGTCGCGGCTGGAGCTGCAAGTGATCGATAAGCGGAAGTGCGGCGGCGAAAACGCCTACGTACTCGATTATTCCGCCTATTTGCAGGTTGCGGACGAACCGCAACTACTTTCTTTTTATTATTATTATTATTATTATTCTTTTTCTGGGGCATATCAACACACTGATTTTCTGCACAAGCTTCCCAAATGCTATCACGACTTACGTAATTTGGACGAACTAAATCGTGAATTGGGTCTACTAATTCGCCAACTACCTCTCTAACTTTAGGAGAATTTAAAGTCTCAAGAACTGATTCCTTGAGTCTTTGCTTAGTTGGACGATTTCTTTTCTCTTTCTTTAAGTTTTTCTTGTGCGCGTCAGTAGGTATACGACCAGGCTGATCAGGATAGTCAGAATGGTCAACAGCAAGCGATTTCGATTGGTCCCTAAGGTAAGATTCCTCCTGAAGGGTTGAAGGATTATTTCTAATATAAGAATGGATTGAAGGACCAAGAACAGAGCGCTCTAAAGCACGGACAATTCGCATGTAAGAAATTCACTGACCAAGGTTGCAAGCCTGAAAGCTACTTTAGGTCAGCTTCGCAAATGTTCTCCAACAAAGAGCTGCTCAAAGCTTTGCCATAAAAATCACCCAGAAAGAAATCCTCAAGATATTGCTCAAGCGCTTGTAGATCACCAACGCCACACTGATAAACTTCACTCATTGCATAATAAGTGTGGTCGCTTGAGTAATAACGGCGCGAATCACTCACAATCTGTGGGGTATCCAGATTACGACACCGTCCCTTTAAGTGTGGAAAAAGTTTGGAAAAGCAACGCTGCACAGGAGCAAGGATTGGCACATGGCCCCAAGCAAATTTCCTGCCGAGTGTAACTTCACCCAACCAAACTTTAGGATCCACAGGTTGGTTCTTGTAGAATTTCATACAATTGTTCTTGGCTAAACAACGGCCTGGCAAAGGGGTGTGAAGAATCACTTCATCCCCGTTTTCATCTTTAAAAGGTAACATGCGGCCGGAATAAAATCTACCCGAGTAATAATTGTCATACTCGAAAGCCTCGGGTTTTAGTCCAAGATTAGCTATGGTATGGATCGCTTGACGGGCTTTAACCACATCAGACTTATTAAGATAAATGCAGCAGTCATCACCTCCTATGAGTGCCACATACTTACAGTCCAAAAGCGACCAGAGGAGGAATCCGAAAACGAATGTGTTACCAACAGTTGTGTTGGCCGTTCCGGATTCACGACAGAATGGCATTTTAAAAGCCAAACGCCTCTTTATGGATTTACCATAACTGTATGCGTGCTCCAACAAATATTTAACATCCCTTGGTTGGATCTTCAAATTCAAATAAATTTCTTTCTCCAACTGCAAAAATGGACCACGCATAGTAGTCTCGCACATTGATAAATCAATCTCAATGGCTGCCAAATCACTCAGCACCAATTTTTGATGTTCCACCGCACGAACAAAGGCATCACCAAGACTACGATTGTTGTGGCCTGACCCAAAGATCAGGGGTGTAGTGAGACCATCAAAAATTTTACTAATCATGCGTTTTACATAATACATGATTGGGCCATTACGGCACAAATTGTGAGCACTTTTTGGAAAAAATGCCCTAGGCTTCAGAGGCTTGCCTGATTCGTTCAGAACTTCATACTTCACACAGGCAGCAGAAGCAAATTGCTGAGTGTCGTTTTCCATGACTGGGTTTGCCCTAGCATCATCCATACGACGCCTAGGACCTAAAGGGTACCGTTTAACCCAGCGAGTGTACATACGCCTGTACGTATCCGAAGAAAAGTACAGATCATGGAAAACTCCTAACATTCGCAACTTTGTTAGGAAGAGGTTTTCATGTAAAATCCATGAAGATGAGTCAATAGGAGGGAGATCTCTCATGAAACGCATACGCAAGGCAAAAGCGAGATTTCCTTCACAACCAGAAAATGTGTATGGTTCGAAATTGTCGACGTAAGAAAATACCAATATACCACGATTACGATCGGCAAGATCGGCACATCCACATTCCCATCGGTACACAAGACTCAAAGACTCATGGGTAACAGACTCAACAGTGTGAACCCCGGGGATCTTTTCAAAAAAGTGGGAAGTTTTCATGAAAATTTCAGGATCCCTAATCGGGGTGTCGCAAATCACACCAGTGTCAGTATGGATACAAACGTCAGGTTTGAACAAGTCAAAACCAACGCTTGTAAGCCACACCTCCAGCAAAGACGGCACCTGCCATCATTGTGCGTCTGTTAAAAATGCTTCGAGGAGGCTGAAAAGCGAGTGCCTGAGCATCATTGTGTTTGATCATGTCTTTAGCTCCACCTCGATAAGCATTATGAACATCAGGGGTTGCGGTGGCGAAAACAAGTGCAATGCTATTTTCGATCAACGTTGGAAGAAGATCCATAGCATGGCTGTAAGGTTCAACATTTTGGGGCACTGACGCCCATCGTTTCATCATGTTTTCGCACTCACGCCGTGTTGCCATATTCAATACCCGTCCGATCATCCATTTACGGATGTGGTCGACCAATTTTTGATCAACGGTGATGTGCTTGTCCTTTGTCAATTCAACAAAGGGGCTCAAAACACGAGCTGCGAGATCATCACGGACTACGGGTAACACCCTGGTGTTCGGGGCAGTTTTAATATTTTTTGTACCAGCTGTCCCCGGGCCTTGATGGCCAATAAAAACGCCGAACTCCATGTCACCATAAAATGCAATCGGTTCATAGGTGAAACAATAGAAGTTCCGGGGATTTTTCCAGCCATAATTCCATGTTGATTGTTTGTACAACCAGCTGGTACTTTTGTGGGTATACTGGTTGGGGTGAGAACGTGTGTTCCCAACAAAAACTTGGGTCTCATCACCACTTGTTTTCCATCGGTACGTCCCAACCATGCTCGAGCCAACAACACCTTTCAAAGGGTGGTGTAAGGTGTAAAGGCAACCACGGTCACTCGTTTGCAAGTAACCACTAATATTGTTGACATCAGTATAATATACTGAATCAACCATGAGTTTAACGTGCGGTGTAGGTACATGGTTGCAATATTTTAACTTATGGCACCGGCAATGTCTGTCAGGAAGACGCCGTAAATGGTCGGAATGCGTTTTGATCGGCATCCAAGACCATTTATCTGGTGCGGGCAAACGAGCAGAGCCCCACATATCCAAAATAACACATTTGTGACGATCACGAATATACTGCTCGGCTTTCAATTGAGCAGCCCATCGCACTGCCGCCGGCAAAGCGTGATCGTGACGCTCGGTTCCATTCAAATGTTCACCAAAAGCGTTATTGAAGAACTCGAGCTCATTTTTCTCTAAAAAGAAGGGGACAGATGGGAGGGATCGAGGCAAATGAGGCGCCGGATCCTTACGTTTTGGTACCCATCTGGGCTTTTGTTTGGATTTTCTGGAGGAGGTTGAAGTTGTCGCACTGCCGCGATCTTTGTGTTTCTGATGACATAAGAAACACCTTCTATAACCTTTGGTCAAGGCAGTACAATCGACACAGGGCGTTAATCCATTCCTCTCCCGTTCGTGTTGTTTGTACTGACTTGCCATACGATTGAAGGTGTTCCTTTGATTTTGGCGTTTTGAACGCCCACCTGCTTGTTTTCTTTCAATGTATTGCTTCCTCTTCTTAGGCGGTTCAACAAATTGTTTGGGTTTACGTCTACTATGATTCGACGGAGCTTTAACTGCTTTACTTTTGTTCGAGACAGTTTTGCTCTTTTTGGGAACCCAATGAAATGAAATTGGCTTTTATTGGTGGGCACTGAACCGC